GTGGGTGAACCTGACAGGCTGTTCGGCTATCCAGTTGTGATCAACAACAGCATGGCATCCAGTGTTGCCACAACTGCCAAGACCATCTTGTTTGGCGACTGGTCCAAATTCATCATCCGCGATGCGCTTGATATCCAGTTGGTGCGCAGTGATGAGAGGTACATGGAATACGGCCAAAGCGCCTTTGTCGCTCTTGCTCGGTCTGATTCCAAGGTCACAATTTCCAGTGCCCTGAAGCGCCTTACCCAGGCCTAATCCCGCAATTGGGACCGGGCTAATCTGACCGGTCCGGCGGGATTCCGCTGGACCGGTTTTATTTGTGGAGGTACTGAATATGCCTGTGGAAGTAGTACTGCTTGAAGCGCTCGCCAATTCCGTTACAGCATGGATGCCAGGGGAACTGTTCCCATGCGTCGATCAGGTCGAGGCGGACAGGATGGTTGATCGAGGTTTGGCCATCCATGTGGCCAGCACTGAACCGGACAGCACCGAGGAAGCGCCGAAGACCAAAAAACGCAAGTGAGGTGACCATGTTCTTGGAACGGATCACCGCACCGGCCAGCGAGCCGGTCACTCTGGCCGAAGCCAAAGCGCATATCCGAGTTGATCACTCGGACGATGACACGCTGATTTCGGCGTTGATTTCCACCGCTCGTGATCATGTCGAACGCACCACACGGTTGGCGCTAATCCGCCAGCAATGGCGGATGCGGCTAGAGGACTTCCCAGCCGATGGCGCTGATATCGAGATCATGCGCCGGCCAATGATCACAACCTCGGGAACCTACTCACCGGTTATCAGCTACTACAACCCTGACGATGTGACAACCACATCGTGGACTCTGAGCGATGAAGAATTTTTAGCCTACAACAGCAACCCACCGGTCCTGTCCGTCTGGGGTGTTGCTGGATGGCCTACGCTCGACAGTGAGCGCAAATACCCGGTAGAGGTCACTTTTTACGCTGGCTTTGGCACCACCGGCGCAGATGTGCCTGGTCCAATCAAGCAAGCCATTTTGTTGTTAGTCGGCAACTGGTACATCAGGCGTGAAGCCGCCAGCCAAGAGGCAGGCTTACCGGTTCCCTACGCTGTGGAAAGTTTGCTTTCTCTGTACGACAGCGGGGAATACCAGTGATCCCAGCCGGCAGAATGCGGCACCGTGTGGTTGTGCAGTCGCCTACTGCGACCGTGGACAGCTACGGACAGGAAGCCATCACCTGGACAACTGTGCTGACTGTGTGGTCCGAGATGATTGGCCGTGGCGGTGGCACGCAGGCCACAGTCAATAAAGGTCAAGTGACTCTTGGTCACACAGTGCGGATCCGCTACGCCAGCGCACTGGCCAGCATGGATGAGACTTGGCGGCTACTGCTTGGTTCGCGCGTATTGGAAATTTCCAGCATCACCAATGTGGATTACCTGAACGAAATACTCGAAATAACCTGTTCAGAAGAGGTGGTTTAGTGGCCGATTTCGGCTACAAACTTGAATTTAATGGTGCGGATAAACTGATCCGCACAGTGTTGGAGTTCCCCAAAAAGAAGCAACAAGTCTTTCGCTCGGTAGCTCGGGAAATTGGCAGGCTTCTGATACCTGCAATTAGGTCGAGCATCAAGGCGCGTGTAGGCATCAATCGGCTGAAGGCGGCTGGCAAACCAAGTCGCCTGTCTAAATTTATAGCCGCCGCCGGCAAAGAGGCGCAACAGTACCAGAAAAAACTTAAAAAGATCCTGAAGCCACACTCCGCAATTGCCAGGAAGGCCAGCCGCCGCGCCATGAAAGTGGCCAGCAAATACGGCAACAAAATTTCCAAGGCAGTGCGCAAAGATGCCGACAAGCTGATGCGTGAGGTGTTCAACGAGTTCGGCATCAGGATTAAACGCAAACCCAAACCACCGGCGGTTAAACCAGAAAAGCCGAAGGCGATTCAGCAGGCCAAACCGGAACAGCCTAAACGCGGCAGGCCAAGGAAATTGGTCACGGTGAAAAAGCGCACCTACTCTGTTGAACAAATTAGAAAAATGATCAGCACACCGGAAGAGCGGGAGTTGCTGCGATTTGCAGTCACAACCAAAGGCGCATTTGGGACAAGGAATAACACGGTCACGGAGGTTGGCCAGACCGGCGCTCTGGCGCGGTCAATCGGTGTCAAGGTCCACATGGCGAAAAAAAAGGCATTTGCCTATTCAGCAGATGGAAGGCTTATCGGTGGATCGGGCATACGAGGTTCTGGGAGCAGCGAAGACTGGAAAAATGCCAAATGGAAGTCCATCAGTTCGGGCAGAGTTGTTTGTGTAGTTGGGCCGCGTGAAGGTTTTCGGGTTACTGCTTGGAATCCATTTATCAATAAATTGGTAACGCATGATCCGTTCAAATACGCATGGTGGCTAGAAAAAGGCCATGTGCTAAAAGTTCGCGGCGTGAACACCGGTAAGAGAGTAAAACCTTACCCATTCCTTCGACCAGCATTCGCAGCAACTCAAGGCCAAGTCAGAACGCTAGTCCGAAATAAACTGCGTGACCAAGTCGCCAAGCTGTTGGCTTCACGATAGGAGGCATCATGTCCGTATTCGGCAAGGCTATCCGAACGTATTTGACCGGACAAACAGGTTATGCCGCAACTATCCCTGGTGGTATTTCGCCAGAGATTGCGCCAGCCGGTTCAACTCTGCCATTCATCGTCTACACCGGCAGCGAAGACACACCGGTTTTGCGCCTCGATGGAACCACAGTCGCACGGCAGGCCAGCGTGAACTTAGTCGTGACTGCTGAGACGCGCAGCGAATGCGAGTCTGTGACCGCATGGCTACGCACCCAGTTGGAACAGGGAACTTGGGTTGGCCTGACTAATCCAAAAATCTTTTTCTGGCGGGTGATTAGCCAGTCGGATGTATCCGAGGTGATACTCGACGGATCTGATGAGTCCATTCGGTTGGTTAATTTACAGGTAGATGGCGCGTATATCTAAGGAGGTGATTCAATGCCAGATCCAGTGTTTGCCGTTGGCACAACGGCGGCCTATGTGCCGGTTGCTGGCGGCTCATCCGTCACCATGACTGGACTGACCGCCATTGGTGGTAACACCAAACAACGAGCGGTAGCCGATATTACGCTGCTGAGTGATACGACCATGAAACGCCGGCCTGTGCGTACCGATCCCGGCACCGTCCAATTCACGTTCCAGTTGCAGGATACGGCAACCGCAACCAACGAATGGACAGGCCTAAACACCATTCTGGTTGCTGGCACACTGATCACGGTCACGGTAAACATGCCTGGCGCTTTTGATTCCACACCGCTGTATACCTTTAGTGGTTTTATCAGCGAGCTAACCACGCCAGAACTAGGTGCCAACGACACAACGGTGACCTACACCGCAACCATGACGCTGACCGCCTAACACATGCCAAGCGCAGTCATGGCAGCCGGCACCAAGGTATACACCCGCGCAAGCGGTGTGGGATCCTATGTCGAGTTGCCATATGTGCTGGGTTTGACTGGCAGCACAATCACCAGGTCATTCAGCGATAACACCGCCGCTAGCGAAATGACTTTGTCCAAATACATCGGTAGAGTTGATCCCGGCACCGTGTCGATCACGATGCATTTGGAAGATACCGCAACCGCCAGTAACACTTACAGCGGTTGGCGCGTCGGCCTGACCAACGCCAGTAGCTACGATCTGCGGTTTGAAATGCCGTATGTGCCAGCAACACCGCTGCTGGAATTCACCGGCGTGAAACTGGCCAGCGTTTCAGGAATCGACCTGTCTAGCACTTCCGGTCTAATTACCTACACCATAACCTTTCAACTCTAGGAGGCTTTGTGCTGACCCGCGACAGTTTCAAGCCATACGCTCTGCTCAAACGCGAGCGCGTCGAGATCCCCGAGCTAAATGATTTCGTCTATGTACGCGAGCTTTCCGCAGGCGAAGCGCTGGAGTTTCGCGAGAAAATTAGCGATGGCCAAAAGTTCGAGTCTCTGGTTTTGCCAATGCTAGCCAAAGTGATCGTCGATGAAAAAGGCCAACAGATCTTTAATCCATCAGACACCGACCTAATCGGTAAATCATTCCCGCTGCATGTCATGGAAACAATAGCAGCAAAAGCGCAGCAACTATCTGGTTTAGGTGGAACACCGGAAAAAAACTAAGCGCCCAGCGCCGTTTCATGCTGGCGCTGGCCGGTCACTTGGGACGGACAGTCGCAGAACTTGAATCGACGCTGGGAGCTAACGAGCTAAACGATTGGATAGCGCTTGCGCAGCAAGAACCATGGGGACCATACAGGCTGGATACGCTCGCAACGCTCGGCTGGTCTTATTCGGTGATGGCAGCACATTTGAAGGATCCAGCAGAGACGGCACGACGAATATCGCTGCCATGGTGGACGACAAGACCTGCTGACGAAGTGCGGCAGGTGACACCCGAGGAAATGCGCCTGGCGCTACTGTCGCTAGGTGCCAAACCAGTGGAAAGGTCCGATGGCTGAATCGATTTCCAATCTGGCGATATCGGTCGCGCTGGACGGCTCACGAGCCGAAAGCGGGCTGAACAAGATCGCTGACAAAGTGGAGGACTTTGGCAAACGGATGTCAACCGTTAGCCAGATTGGCGCCGGATTGGGGTCAGTACTCGGCGCATTCAAGTTTGGAATATTTGCGGCGGCTGGCGCAGGCGCGGTTGGGATGATGCGGAATCTAGCCAGTAGCGCTAGAGACGCATTGTTGGCCAATGAAGAACTACAATTCAGCCAGGTTGCCGACCAAGGTTCACTGATGCAGGAGCCTAAATGGCTAGGCTCCATGACCGGCCAGATGGCGCTTTTGTCTGAGTCGTGGGACAACCTAATAGTCCGCCTGGCTGAACCATTTGAAGGCGTGATCAAAGAAGGCTTGGCGATCATGCGTGGCGTGTTTGAAGGCTTAGCCGTCACTGCCGAGGAAATTGCCAAGGCATTTGGCTGGGTTAGAGATGATGATGGCAACTTTGAATTTCTGCAAAATGTTTTTAAAGTGGTTCGGGATTACACCATAGACATTGCCAAAGCGCTTACAGGTGGCGTTAAGTATTTCGTCGAAGGCATTGCCAAAGGCATCGATGAGCTACGAAAAATAACCAACCCGGGCGCTCTCAATCAGGCATGGAACCAGGTTCTATTGGATCTCGGATTGCGAAACCGCAAAGAATTCAACGAGGCGATGCGCGGTAACGCTCAGCAATTTAACGCCAACGAAGGTGGCGGACTGGCAAACTTCCAGGCTGGATTGGAAAACTTTGCGGCAAGTCTTGGCAATCTTCAAGGCAATCTACAGGCGGCCAAAGGTGCTGAGCGCGCGCCGCGCCTAGGCATGGGCAAAGACCAAGCAGCACCAGAAAATATATTTGCGCAAGCACTTGAACGCGGTTCGGTCGCAGAGTGGGAAAGCCGGATGCGTGACCGGTTCAGCACGCAGCAAAACAACCCGCAAGAAAAGATCGCCGAGAATTCCGACAAGATGGTTTTCATTCTGGGTGAAGTGGCACGAGGGATCGAGGCAAGCGCAACTAGGTTCCTGCCAGGGTTGCTTGAATTCGGAAAGGGACTCTAATGGCGTACGTCAGCTTTAAGGAACTGGCTGGCAAATCTGGATCGGTCAATTCCAGTTTTCAACGCCAGTACACACGGCAATTTCGCATCATCACCGACGATGCGACGGCTGGTCCGTTTTACGCCGGTAGTCATCCCAGTTTGCCTTTAATATTCAGCGTTTATCCAGAAGATGCCAAAGCGTTTTGCGTGTCGTTAAGTCCTGTTCAAGACGGTGACAATCCGCTCGCGTGGACCGTAACCGCTCAATACGCCTACGCCATGGATGCTTGGGTCGGTGGTGGTGGAGGCGGTGGCGGGGGTGGTGGTGGTGGTGGAATGATGGCCACCGGCAATCCGCAAATCGACACCCAGCAAAAGGGCCAACCACCAGCCAGCAGAGTTTCCAATCCGCTTTCGAGACCAAGAGACTACACATTCCAGACGATCAATGTCGGCCAACGTGTGGTTGAAAAAGATGTGGTCACAGACGAGCCAATCGTGAACACGGCTGGCGATCCTATTTCGCCACCCTACATGATTGACATCCCAGCCATCGCCATCACAATTGGTTTAAACAGCACCAGTGCGCCGGGTGACGGATGGGTTTCTGCACTGGGTAAAATTAACACCAACACGCTGACAATAGGCAGTTGGATAATCGCTGCCAAGCGGGCTAGACTGCGTGGGATTTCAGCAAATTTGGTCTATGAAGAAGGCATTAGCTACTGGCGATGGTCAATCAATTTTGAAGTGCGCTACAGTTGGACTTGGGATTTGCGGTCGGTCGGACTGGAGGCCAAGCAATATGCTAGGGACGCTGCCGGTAACCAGACCACCGTCAAAGGTCCGATCAAGAAAAACGGCAAATACATCACCCAGCCTGTCGGCTTGGATGCTCAAGGATTTGTAGCGGAGAACACCGAAGCGGCTGGAGTCTGGACCGATAACGCTGCGCAATTGTCTTTTGATGTGGTCGCATCAACAACCTTTCCGAGTCCGCTCTAATGCCACCGGAAGTCGGTTTTTCCCTATCCAGCGAATCAGCCGAACGGCTGGCCACCATGTTGCGCGCATTCGAGGGCGGCAGACTGGCGCCTAGATTTGGCGCAACCGAAGACAGTTTTATCAGCCAACCGGGTGACGGCATCGACTTTGTGCAGGTCACAGGAACAACCACGCCGGCAGGTGATCACACAGGCAAGATCGTCTGGTGGGATAACGACAACAACGAATGGCGCACGGACTACACGGAAATCATCATTCGTGAACCTGATGGAAAAACATTGCCTAACGGTAAATACATTGGCAAATTTATGTATCACAAACTAATCAGCGGCACCACCACCAAAGATGTTTATGTGACAAGTTCAGGACCGATCCTGTCAATTCAGGTGGTGACCGACATCACCTGTGTTTCTGGAGTGCTGACGGTCACTAAGAAAACGCTACACATTCCCGGCGGTAGGTCTACCTAATGGCAGCATCCGCAACGGCAATCGCTGAACCGTTTTCACCGACAACGGCGACGGTGTCTCAGCCGAGCGGAACCGCGACCGCTGGAGCAACAGTTACTAGCGGTGGCGGATCTTTTACCAGCTATAGTTCCAGCGGAACTACTGGTGGAGCAACGGCAACAACTTCAACCGGTTCCAGCACAGCAACCCTTACCTGTTCAAATTGCTGCTCATGCGGTGGCCACCTTTTAAGTTTGTTTGGGCCAAGCGGTTATTGTCCTGGTCTAGCAGATACAAGTGCGCCAATCGAATTAACTATCACCTACACATCGACACCTAGGGCAGCCTATTCCTATTTGGGAACAAAAACTGTATCGGTAAAAGGCACCAGTAATTTAAGCTGGCCATCAAGCATTGTGGGCAACTGCAATTACTACAATGGCCTAGCTCTGGTTGATGAGCTGGGATACTCGCCGTCTTTTTGCTACCCGTCAAGCTGTCAAAATCCTAGTTATAGAGGTACACACATTAGTTTTGATAATTCTTACCCACCTAAAGCTTTTGCAAGTTCTGGATACCAAAGCTACACCTACGCAAATGGGCCAACTTGGTTTGGAATTCAAGCCCCGTTTTATTCAGGTGGTGGATACAGTTATGACAACATCACTCTTACAATTGGAGTTGTTCCAACAGGTCCGAGTTTAAATTTTTATTTTCCAACTCCAGTTGCTCCAACATCCCATTCTTGTTCGCCATTTTCATTGACTTATTCGGGCGAAATTTATTATGTCTCATACAGAACAATCATTGGAATTCCAAATATTACCAAAGGAAATGTCATTGCAGATGTGACAGCTACGGTCACTTTCTAAAATGAACACCAAACCCTGCCCACTCAACCCAACCGCCTGCGAATGCCGGGTGTGCTACCTCTACCTCACCAACCCGGAATACAACCGCCTCTGGGGCGGCAACGGCATTGATCCAGCATTTCGCAAGCTATGGATCACCCGAACCACCACGCCATGCGTTCACTTGGGCGAAGCCATCGAGGATCCAACAACCTGCGGATGCGGCGTGGCGGTGCTGCGTTCGTGTGCTATCCATGGCCAATGCCGAAAGATTGGCCATGCTAAATCCAGTGAGGCCATCTGTTCGACCTGTCCAGACTGGATGGCTAAAGGTGTCTGAGTTCGCCGGGTTATTTAAATTTGAGGTATGACACCCGCCATACTTTTCCTGCTGTTCGCTGATATCAAGGCACCGCCGGAGGTGCGCACGCCGTGCAACCGATTGGCGCGCGTCGAGGTGGTTTCTACCGGCAAAAACACAATCCTGATCCCACCAGCCGGCGACTGTGACGCATTCCAAGAGGTCGCCGCCAACGGCAAACTTTCATTCCGGGTGATCTGCTACACACCAGGGAAATACCGACTCACATTTGTCACCGCGTCTGGAGATGTGCCCGAGTACGCCACCACCGATATCATCGCTGGTGATCTGCCTGCACCTGTGCCACCAGTGCCACCAGTTCCAACACCGGACGATATAACCAAGGATCCGCTGTACCAAGCACTGGCCAGCATCGTTGGCGGTTTGCAGGAATCAGACCAACAGAACAGCCTAAAGACACTGGCGGAACTCTACCGCCAAGGGGAAGTGATGGCCGGCCAGCACGCAACGCTTGGCGCATGGACTGGTGCGCTTCGACTACTCAGCCAGCAAGCAGGCATCGGCAACAAGCTGATGACGGTCAGGCAGCGCATAGCTGACGAATTGTCCAGCGCACTGGGAACTGATCCGGCGGCCAACCTGGCGGGGGGACTCGGCGCAAGATGTGCCGCGCAGTGCCGCCGGATCAGCCTAATCCTAAATACCTTGGCGCGGT